TGGTACACCGCACAGCACTCCGCAGACCAGACGCCGGACTCCTCCCACGTCTGGAACGGCGTCAACCCGTACAGTGGTCTCGCCGGTTTTCTGAACGCCTTCACCGCAAACGAGCGGGCAGCTCTGCTGAACACCACCATCACGGTCGGCAAGAGCTCCACAGACGGCGGCGGGACGGAGACCTGCACGGACAAGATCTTCCCCCTGTCCTGCACTGAGGTCGGCCTGAGCGGCGACCACGTCTGCGGCAGCAAGCTGGCGATCTTCAGCGACAACAACAGCCGCATCGCCACCGTGACGGCCTCCTGCGTCGCCAATTCCAACTATTCCAGCAACCCGGGCTCTGGTGCCGCGTGGTACTACTGGCTGCGGGACGCCTATGCCGGCTCGGCCAACGGCGCCCGCGGCGTCAGCACCGGTGGCACTCTGGGCAGGGACAACGCCTGCCTCGGCAGCTGCGGCCTGCGCCCCGCTTGTAATCTGTCCTCTGATCTCCTGATCTCCGACTCCGTCGACTCGGATGGATGCTATACAGTGATCTACAATCAGGCGCCCACAGCGCCGTCGTCCATCACTGTCCCGAGCGAAGTGCTCGGCGGCGAGAACCTGAGCATCTCGTGGGCGGCCTCCACCGACCCCGACGGCAACCTCTCTGGCTACGTTCTGGAGCGCAAGGTCGGGAGCGGCACATGGGCGCAGATCTACAAGGGATCCTCGCGCAGCTACACCGACGCCATCACCTACGGATGGACGAGCGTGCAGTACCGCGTCAAGGCATACGACGCCGCCGGCGCGGAGAGTGCGTACACCACCAGCGCCACCCGCACCGTCACCAATAACCGACCGCCCGTCATCAGCGGCACGGACGGCGCCCTCGGCAGCTTCAGCACGGCGGCCCCGTCCTACGAGTACACCGTCACCGACGCCGACGGCCATCAGGTCGACGTCGTGGAGATGCTGGACGGCGTCACGCTGCGCAGCTACACCGTGACCCTCGGCCAGACCAACACGCTGACGATCGGCTCCGAGGCGTGGCTGAAGGTCGTGAACGGCAGCCACACCCTGAAGATCGTGGCGACCGACGCCAAGGACGCCAGCGTCTCCCGCACGCTGACCTTCACCAAGGCCGTCACGTCCGTCGAGTTCGAGCAGACCCTCGCTATGGAGGCCGACGCCATGCCGACCAAGGCCCTCGTCAACATTCAGGGCAATTTCCCGGCCGGCTGCACGCTTCAGGTCTGGATCTGCAACAACGGCAACGACGCGAGCCCGACGTGGGAGGACATCACGCAGAAGGCCAGAACCGGCCAGAAGCACTACTTCACAAACAAGACCAAGACGGCCGCAGCGTGGGGCGTCAAGGTCAAGGCCAAGCTGCTCCGCGGCTCTGCTACGGAGACCTGCTACATCCAGTCGATCGGAGGTAACTTTGCATGATTAAGCACAGAGCTGACAGCATCAAAGAGCTGAACGAGAAACAGGCCGCAGAGGCCGAGAAGGACAAGACCATCGCCGAGCAGGCTGACACCATCGAGCTGCTGAAGGGCTGCATCATGGAGCTGGCCGACGTGGTCTATGGCGACGGAGAGGAGGACACCACAGCATGAGCAAGATCGTCGAGCTGTACGTCAATGAGCTGACCCGCGAAGGCTCCACCATGACCATCAACGACGTCCCGAAGAAGCTGCGCAAGCAGGTCGAGGACGCCATCGCTGCCCTCGAGGCAGCAGCCAACGCCGGCACCGCATAGGAAGGGGCGACCGAATGATCGCCCGGGCCCTCGCGTGGCTATTATTAAAAATTGCAGGAAAGGAGGAGCGTGAAATGCTGGTACGTCTGTATGCAGGCGAGATCATCATGGGCCGCATCACCGAGGACGACGTCCCCGCGAAGCTGAAGGCCCGCGTGCACAAGTATCTCGTCGACATGGGCTACTTCGACGACGTCGAGGAATAAGCCCACAAACCAAAGGAGGGCCGCGAGCTGCGGCCCTCCGACTTTTATGAGGTGACACCATGATCGAAATCAACATCGGCGCGCTCGTCGCCCTGCTCGGGATCCCGACGGCCGTGACCGGCTTCTGCTTCTGGCTGCTCGAGCACAGGATCCAGAAGCGTGAGAAGCAAAAGGAGGCCGAGGAGGCCAAACGACAGAAAGAGGCAGCGGCCCGAGAGCGTGCCCGTGAAGATCTCCAGATCATCACCATTCAGGGCACGTCGGCAGCCATCGCCCTCGGCGAGGCGACGGCCCGGGCCGTGCAGCGCATCCCCGACGCGCATTGTAACGGGGATATGCACGCGGCCCTCGACTACGCTGCCAAAATCAAACACGCGCAGAAGGGCTTCCTCACCAGTCAGGGGATCCACGCGATCATCGACTAAGGAGGTGAGCAGCATGGCCGCAAAGAAGCGCCGGCGCAAGCGTAAAAAGAAAATCGAGGCGAGCAAAAAGCTCGCATACTGGGCGGCCAGCGTGGCAACGCTCAGCGCAGCCAGCTCTCTGCTGCTCTCTGCCTTCGGGCGCGACCCGGTCGGTGAGCTGACCGGCACCATCTTCACCGCCTGCGTCGGCTATCTAATCACATACGCCGGCAAGAGCCTCGGCGAGAAAATCAGCCGAAACCGCCACGGGCTCGACGCCGACGGCAACCCGCTCCCGGATCCGTCCGGGAACACTCTCAACAATGAGGAGGCAAAAGGATGAACACCATCGACATCACACCCATCGTCAACGCAGCCCTCGCCCTGATCGGCGCCGGCGTCAGCGTTTTCCTGATCCCGTGGCTGAAGAAGCAGACCACCGAGGCGCAGCGCAAGGAGCTGACCGCGTGGGTAAAGATCGGCGTCGCTGCCGCTGAGCAGCTCTACGTCGGACAGGGCCGCGGCGAGGAGAAGAAGCAGTACGTCCTCGACTTCCTGAAGCAGAAGGGCTTCAAGGTCGACGAGGAAAGCGTCGTCAACGCGATCGAGGCAATCGTCAAGCAGCTCAATACTGAGGGCCTGACCATCGAATAACGGAGAGGGCGGGCTCCGGCCCGCCCTTTTCTTGCTTGTAAAGGAGGCAAACCCATGAAAAACCAGAACACCGACGACATCAAGCTGAAGCCCGGCGAGACCATCACAGACGAGACTCTCGACGAGCTGGCCGGCGGGAAAGGAGACGACAATGAGTAACAGCCCTCTGGTGGTCTACACCAAGCTCAGCCCGAACCACTCGGGCAAGCGCACCAAGAAGATCGACACCATCACGATCCACTGTATGGCCGGCAACTGCTCCGTCGAAACCTGCGGCAACCTGTTCGCCAACTCTGCGCGGCAGGCGTCCAGCAACTACGGCATCGGCACCGACGGCCGGATCGCCCTGTACGTCGACGAGGCAAACCGCTCGTGGTGCACCTCGTCCAACGCCAACGACCAGAGGGCCGTCACCATCGAAGTCGCCAACAACGGCGGCGCGCCTGACTGGCCCGTCTCCGCGAAGGCATACGCCGCGCTGCTGGATCTCGTGACCGACATCTGCAAGCGCAACGGCATCAAGCGCCTCGTCTGGTCGACCAGCAAAAACGACCGCGTGAACCACCTGAACGGCTGCAACATGACCGTGCACAGGGACTACGCGAATAAGAGCTGCCCGGGCGACTACCTCTACAACCGCCACGGCCAGATCGCGGCCGAGGTCAACAAGCGCCTCGGCATCACGGACGCAGGCGGCAGCACCGGCGGCCAGACCTCCGGCAACACCGAGACCGGCCTGAAGGTCGGCGACGTGGTCAACTTCAAGGGCACACAGCACTACACCAGCGCAGCGGCCAAGGACGCCAAGACCTGCAAGCCCGGCAAGGCCACCATCACGGCCATCGCGGTCGGCAAGGCGCACCCGTACCACCTGAAGGCGGTCAGCGGCGGCGGCTCCACCGTTTACGGCTGGGTAAACGCTGCGGACATCTCGACCGGCAGCACCGGCACGGCCACGAGCTACCGCGTGCGGACGACGGCCGACGTGCTGAACATCCGCAAGGGCCCCGGCACCAACTACGGCGTCGCCGGCCAGATCAAGGGCAAGGGCATCTACACCATCGTCGCCGAAGCCGCAGGCCCCGGCGCGACCAAGTGGGGCAAGCTCAAGAGCGGCGCGGGCTGGATCTCTCTGGACTACGTCACGAAACTCTAAAACCGCATAGAAAAGCAGAAACCCGCCCGGAGATCCCGGGCGGGCTTTTTCTGTTATGTAGGGCTTTACTCCTCGGCGTCAGGATCCGGCGCTTCACCGGCAGCGGCGAGCTCGGCCTCTGTGGGCTGGAACCGCAGCACACGGCCCTCGGAGTCATAGAAACCGCCGAGCAGGATGGTGAAAATATCGACCAACCAGCCGATCCCGCAGGCCCCGGCCGTCAGCAGCCAAATGACGCCTGTGCCGGTTTTCCCGACATAGAACCGATGGACACCGAAGAAACCGAGGAAGATGCACAGCAGCAGCGCCACCGTCTTGCTTTTCGGCGACGTCGGCCGCTGCGCTGCGGGGATGCTGACCGCGTCCTGCTGCGCGCCGGACTTCCCGCCGGAGCTCGTCGTATATGACAGACCCGTCCCGGGGATCCCGACGGTCGTGTGGCTTTTCCCCGTCGTGCTGACCGTGTGCTTCAGACCCTTCGGGCCGAAGCTGATGCTCGCGCTCTTTTTGTTCAGGTTTACCCGGACGCCCGGGGCCACCTTAAAGCTGCGTCTAAACCTTGTACCCATGCTTTTCCCTCCTATGTGCGCTTTTTAGCGTTTGTCATCTTTGGCATAATATTACCATGCCAAAACTGGTAAAGTCAATATTGCATAGTCATCTTTAGCATAAAGGGAGGCGAGGGCTGCGAAAATATACAAACCAGACGGCAGGTGCAACATCTCCGGGGAGAGAGTCAGGGAGGAGCGGCTGCGGGCAAACCTGTCACAGGAACAGCTCGCCTACAAGCTCCAGATCATCGGGCTGGACGTCACGCAGAAGGTCATCAGCAGGATCGAGAACGGCAGCCGAGTCGTCGCTGACTACGAGCTGGACTATCTGGCGACCGCTCTCGGCACCACCATCAACCACCTGCTCGGGAAAGAATGAGAAAACCGCACGGCAACGACGCCGTGCGGCTTTTTTGTGGAAAAACGCGGGAAAATGTTGAAAATCTGCCGAATTATGCTTGACATTATAGAGCAAATGCTCTATAATATAATCACAGGCAAGGGATAGCCGAGTACAGAAAGAAAGGAGAGCAAAACCGCGGAAAGGAGGCAAAGCCGTGGATGCTGAGCAGATGAAAAAACTGCTCGAGCTGCTGGAACAGGCTCTAAAGTGTGAACAGGTTGCCACCATTACGATCACAATAAAGCCGAACCAAAAGCCCAAGCAGTAAGGTCGAAGGACGGCGGGAAAAATCCCGCCCGCCGTTCCTTTTCATTATAACCACGAAACCACGGCAAAGTCAAGTGGGAGGAACAACATGGACATCTCGATCAAAGTGACCTACAAAAGCGAGGGGCTGCAAAAGCTCCGCAAAGCTGCCGGCCTGTCTCAGTCTCAGCTCGCCGATCTGGCCGGGATCAAGGTGCAGGTGCTCCAGCAGTACGAGCGCGGCGCCCGGGACATCAACGGCGCGAAGCTGCCGACGCTGCTGAAGATCTGCAACGCGCTGGAGTGCAGGCTGGCTGACATCATCACAGACGAGGAGACGCTCGAGCTCCTGAAAAAGTACGAGGAACACTGACACACAGAAGGGGCGGCCGGCGGGCCGCCCCTTTTCTTTTATCACGGAGGGGAACACAATGGGACAGCACTGGAGCCATCTGACGCCGACCAAGCGCATCCAGCTCGACGCCTTCATCCGCGCAGGAATGAAGCCGACAGACATCGCCAAAGAGCTCGGCGTCCATCATACGACCATCTACCGGGAGCTGAAGCGGTGCACCTATGAGCACCTCAACAGCGACTACACCACCGAGACCAGATACAACCCCGAAGGCGCACAGGCCCGCTATGAGGCCAACCTCCGCGCCAAGGGGCCGGAGCTGAAGATCGGCAACGACTACGAGCTGGCCGACTACCTGATCGCCAAGATCCGCGACGAGAAGTACAGCCCGGAGGCTGCGATCGGCGAGGCTGAGGTCAAGGGCTGGCCCTTCAAGACCCACATCTGCGCAAGCACCGCTTACAACTACATCCGCGGCGAGATCTTCGGCGACGAGCTGACCGTCTCCATGCTGCCGCAGCACGGCAAGCGCCACCAGCCGGA